AACGATTTGTAATATATTAACAGAAAAGGAACAGAAAAGAAATGAGTAATTCGAAACCTGTAAAAGAATGGAAACCCGGACAGTCAGGAAATTTAAATGGTAGACCTAAAGACTCTGATAGTGGTATTGGAATATTAAGGGAAATAGGCGACCAAAAAGAAATAGATATAAAGTTGACAGGATTAGACGGTGAGGAAAAACGTATTCTTATACAGCCAGAGAAAGGCGATTTAAAACGTGCTTTAATGACTATGCTATATGCGAAAGGATTGAGTGGTAATTTGAATGCGATAAAAATGATATTGAATAGAGTGTATGGGAAGCCAAGGGAAATGATTGAGATAGTAGGAAAGAATCAAGAGGGGATGGATTATGATTTAAGTAAGTTTAGTGATGAGGAGTTAAAGACATTCTTAAAATTAATGGAAAAATCTAAACCGAAAATGATTGAAGGAAAAAATGAATAGTAAACATTTATCATTTAATAAAGAAGCTATTGATCAGGAGTTCGCCAGAAGAAATCATATTGATTACATGAGATATATGTGGAGTAAGAAAGAGCCGTTTGTAATTGGTAGGCATACAAAAGAAATATGTTATAAGATTGATAATGCAATAGCGAAGTATAGGAAAGGTAGAAGTGTTTATTTAATTATTACAGTCCCTGTAAGACATGGAAAAAGTGCGATTGTTAGTCGATATTTACCGTCAAGATTATTAGGATTATTCCCTGATTGTGAAATAATATTATGTAGTTATTCTACTTCATTGACTTACCCTTTTTCAAGGATCAATAGAGATAAAATAAACAGTGATAAATATAGACAGCTATTCCCAAACGTAAGAATTAAATATGATAATAGAGCAGTTGAAAGTTGGGGATTAGAACAGTCAGCCGGTGTTGCTTCATGGTCTGGTATCGGTGGTGGTATTACAGGGAAGGGATATAACTTTGGAATAGTAGATGATTATTTAAGAAGTAGGCAGGACGCAGAAAGTCAAACTATCCGGGATAAGCAATGGGATTGGTTTACAAATGTATTCTTTACAAGAGCAATGGACCCGAGTATTACTGTTATTCTTGCTACTCCCTGGCATACAGATGATATAATAGGCAGGATAAAAGATAAGAATAATCCAAGTAAGAAAACTTATGATAAGAAATTCCCAGCTTTTGAGGTTGTTAATTTTCCTGCATTCTCAGATAAATATGAAAGTGGATTTTTATTTCCTGATAGATTTAGTAAGCACTGGTATGAAAGTAGAAAAGCAGCGTTAGGGAATTACGGTACTCAGTCATTATTACAATGTAATCCAGTTCCAAGGATGGGTAATCTATTAAAGATAAATCATGTTAAGATAGTTGATAGTTTCCCAGAAGGTTTGATATTCGTTAGGGTATGGGATTTGGCGAGTACTAAGAAAGAGAAATTGAAACAAGATCCTGATTATACAGCAGGTGGACTAATAGCAATAAAAGATGTTGGCGGTGTTTATCATTTATATATAAAACATTTTACAAGGGGTCAATGGGAAACGACGGTACGTGATAAGAATATAATCAATCAGTCTGGTATTGATGGAGAGGGTGTTCGTATCGGAGTTGAATGTGTGGCAGGATATAAGGACACATACGAAAATATTAAATCATTACTATTTGGAATAAGAATGGTTGAGCCTATATTACCACAGAAAGATAAGATTATTAGAGCTTCATTATTAGAGCCTATATTCGACGCCGGGAATGTTTATTTAATGAGAGGTGAATGGAATCAATCTTTACTGGATGAAATCGCAGCGTTCCCAAGTGGCAAGCATGATGACCAGGTGGATGTATTGACTAATGCATATAGTATGATAATTAAGAACACAGGAATAGTGGACGATAGTTTTGAGTTGAATGATGATACATTATATACAGAGGAAAGGGAGAGTATAATTTAAATGGAGGTAAATAATGAAAGATATAACACATAAGCAACATTTAATAATGCATAAGTTTATTGATAAGGATAGTATAAGTGAGGGTGAGTTTAAAGACAATGAATTAGAAACTGTATGGGAATTAGTAAGAGGTGGCTATTTACATAATTTAATTTCATTGAGAAGTGATGATTTGATTTTCAAATTAAAAGAAAGTGGTAGTGATTATGTTGATAAAATTAGTAAGGAACTATAATAGGGAGAGTATAATATGAGTAATAAAATTATACCAATGGAAATTATTCATGTGTCACCATTTATTAATCATGAATCAATAATATTAAATGGATTGCAACCGTCTATTATTTCCTTAGAACAACATTTAAAAGTATTCCATAAAGATAAAACCATCAAAGGTGAAAAGGCTGTATATGGTTGGTTTAGTTGTGATAAGAATGATAAGTTTATAAGGGATATGGTATTTTGTAAAGTCTGGATTAACCCTCGAAATAGATTAGCAGATATTGATCAATCAATAGAGTATTATGATGACAACGGAGAATATAATTTTGAGCCATATATTAAAAAGAATCTATACCACACAGACTCAATGATTTTTAATGTATATAAATTTGATATAGAAAAAGAAAGACATACAGAATATTTTCATACCCAAGTAGATAATGAAAACAAGGGAAATACTTGTTTCGGCTTGCCAGACAAATACTCTCACGATGATAAAAAGTTATATGTAGTTGATGAAATAGTTAAATCTCCTATATTGATTGGTCAAGCAGAATGGAATTACAACAAAGGAGAAAATCATATTAAAATTCTAGGGTAGTATAATATAAATGTTGAAATAAATTATAAATTTAGTATATTAAAAAGAAAGGAGTAACAATATGGATTTATTTAAAAGCGTAAAAATTTTAGTGAATCATCCAATCAAGACTATTTTTGCAAAGTTGATTGAGAGTGAAGTAAATGAAAAGTTTACTGAGGCAGTTGATAGGGATAGGGAAGACTTAGGATGGGATAGGATAACAGATATAAGACGTACAAGGGACTTACCTTCAATCAAGCAGGATAAGATGATTAAGGTTGTTGACTGGTTGAAGCAGAGAAATCCAATAGCGAAAAAGATGATAACATTGACTACTGATTTTGTTATGGGTGATGGAATAAAATTTGTAGCAGAGAATAAAGAAGTGCAGAAAGTATTAGATGATTTCTGGAAAAATAATCAATGGCCATTAAAACAGTTTCAGAGAGTAGAAGAATTAGGACAGTATGGTGAGCAGATATATAATACGTCTGTTCATAAAGAAACCGGTGCAGTCACTATTGCTTCATTTGATCCGGCCGGAGTGAAAAGCATAAGCGTTGTCAAAAAGAACAGAGAGCAATTAGATGAAATTAAACCGAAGACAACTAAAGATGATGTGAAATTTAAAATCATTCGTATAGCAGATGGACTGGGTACGATTGACGATAAGGATAAGGACAGGACGAAAAAGGATCAAACAGAATCAGGCATGATGATTGGTGATACATTCTTTTTTGCTGTTAATAAAAGTACATTTGCGACAAGAGGCACGAGTGATATTTTAAGTGTAGCTGATTGGTTGGATAAATATGATAAAACATTATATACTATGACTGAAAGGATCGCATTTCTATTGAGCTTTATTTGGCATATAACAATTGAAGGCGCAGACATTAATCAATTAAAAAAGAAATTAAACGATATTAAATCAAGTCCACCAAAGGCAGGCGGTTATCGTATAACAAATGAAAAAGAAAAATGGGAAGCGATCGCTCCTGATTTATCTGGAAGAGATTTTACTGATTTTATTAAAAACATTCAGGCTGTTCTTGCCGGTGGTAGTGGGTTTCCTATTCACTGGTTATTTGGAGTTGGTGAATCAGTTAATAAAGCCAGTGCTACAGATATGGGCGTGCCTACATATAGACAGTTGAAACGTAGACAAACATTTGTCAAACAAATGATTTCATTTATGTTCGAGTATGTTATTCAGATGGCTATTTCACATGGTACATTAAAAGTTGGGCTGGAAGAAACAACATTCAATATTATTATGCCTGATCCAAGTAAGAAAGAAGCGAAAGACATTGCAGCTAATTTGAAAAATATTGTTGATCCTTTAGTATTGGCAAAGACTAACCAGTTATTATCAGAGGAAACTGTTCAACAGGTATTGACAATGTTAGTAGGTGAGTTAGGTGTTGATATTAAAACCGAAGATGAAAATGATAAGATAGTGAAAGAGTCATTGAGTCCTGACAAGGTTTATGACGCTTTAGATAGAATAGTTAAAAAAGTTATGAAGGATAAAAATGCCGGATAATAAAAAGAACTTTATTAAAAGAGTTGACCGAGTTATTGACCAGAATGAGAAGATGACCGATAAGGAAATTATCAGAGTCAATGACATATTGAAAAGAGCCGGATCGGATATTGATAATATTTTAAGGTCAACTAGTTCAACTCAATGGCAACAGTTTTATTTGCCTAAGTTGAAAGACCAGATAAATGGAAGGTTAGCTGATTTAACAAGAGAGCTTGAAAGTAGAACAGTTAGCGATCAGAAAGAGTTTGCTCTTTATAGTGATGATGTAGCTGATGAATTATTAAGATCCCAGGGATTTCCTGATATGCCTGTTATAATTGATCCTATGACGGTTGACGCAACAACAACATTGACAGCTGAATTAGTTAAAACAGTTCCGGAGAATTTAAG